CCGTTCCAACCGATTAAATTTTAGTCGCTGACCACAATGCGGACAACAAATATAATCCTCTGAAACACTAAATCCACAGTTTTTGTTAGGGCATCTCCACTCGTCAAATACTTTTTTCTGAAAATATGTGTGTCCTATAAATTCTGCATTCTTCTTAATGAATTTCATATTTATCCTTTCTCCTTATCTTCTTCCATATGACGAGATAAGCCTTTCTTAGCATTAATAGAATTATCGTCCAATCCAGCCGCCCCCATAATTAATTCCGAATATGGAAGGGTTTCAATCCACTTACAGAATTCTCGCCATTCGTCTAGCTTATGATATTTACGTGATTCATAGATGTTTGCCAGAACTTCATAATTCATCATGACATTACGTGTCTGGTTATAGCTGCTCGGAAGAAGCTGAATCATCTGCCACCAGATTTCTTTATCTTTGCGCATTTTTAACATTCCACCGCGATCAATCCCATTCAAGTATAAATTTCTACATTCATTGAGCATTGGAATAACCACGCATTCTAAGATTCCTTTAGGCGAATACTTATTATGTTCATCAGACATAACTGTTGGAATATCTCGCTCATCATTATGTTTACCTGAGAAACTAAGAAGCTGATCCGCTGAGAAATCCTCTATCACAAACTCTTTCTCAGCAATCGTATGCATGGTACTACAGCTGTTAGCGACGGCTCCAACCTCGCATGAATCAAATTCCATCCACCAATATAAAGGCGCTGTAATTCTCACATAAACCGGCATCATTTTCATGAATTTTCTATGATCTGTACCAGCAATGGCTAAGCGCTGCATGAGTGAATGGTCGTTTTTGCCCAAAATAGCACCAAACATTGATGTTTTAAGGCATTCGTTACATCGATCTAAACCTTTGAATACACACCTTTCATAGCATTCTGTTTCACCATATAACATACCAAGGCTGTCACTCTTCTCCCAACTATTCATGAGATTACGCATACCCTCGATGATAAACTCCAACTGCTCTGGACTTGCCAGAACTACATGCTCTAATTTAATCATGTTTTTCCTGCTCCTTTTTCATTTCTTTTTCAATAAATTCTCGTATACACTCACATCGTTGCGCATGTTTACAGGTAACAGACGTATTTGCAGAAACTATTACTTCCGGACCACGCATAAAATCGTTGAAGCATGCATGTTGTACATTCGTTTGAGTTTCGGGTTCAAATTCTGTACAATTTTTGCAGTATTCTTTAACATTCAGTTCTATCATTTTTCAGTTCTCCTTTCAAAATATCCAGATCCCCACCAATCTGGATTATTATGCTCCTGTGTTCAGCATAGCCCACGGTTTTAATTACTCTTCTTCCTTCTCATAAGGAATCTGGATCACATCTCCGCCAGGAACCGTAACTGACTGCATAAGCTGACCGGTTTCCTCATCGAAGTAAATGTTATCCATAGCGTGATCCCACTCTTCGAACTGCTCAGCAATGTTTCTGCCTTTCTCTTTTCGCATGTTAATAAGTTCGTCATGAACCACACGTCTCCAGGATCTCGCAATTTCCATACGGCTCTGAGCAAGGATGTTGTACAGACCATTCTCAGTCACAAAGTTGACGGAACGTCTCTGACCTGCTACTACCAAAGGTAGTTTCAGCTTTTCATCCTCCTCACACATTTCAAGCATTCTCCACTCGTTACCGCTACTGTAGCCGATAGCATGACTAATATCTTTTGCCTTGAATAGCGGAGCATCCAGGTCTCCGTATACATTGAGGCGTTTCCCTCCAAATGAAATACTTCCAGCAATTTTAATCTCTTTACTCATCTCTGTTTGTTCCTTTCTCTTTGTAATTTAACATCCATAGCTTTCTGCAACTCTTCTGGTGTAATATTAAAAATGGACTTAAGGAGTTCCAGGCAAATATAAGCATCTGCCATCTCTTCCAAAAGTCCAATTCTATTATCATACCCTCGAATCTGTTTACTGATTGCCTGCGTAAGTTCTGCAAATTCTTCCATAGCGATCGTACAATTCAATTTCCACGGCTTACTTTCAACACATTTTCTTATGATTCTCCGCCGCTCTTTATCTGACAATTCGATGCCGCTTTTCATGCACTGGATAAATCTATTTCGATCCATTGGATACCTCCATCCGAGCTTTCTGCCTATTCAATAAATACTTGATAAGTTTTTCATTAGGCTCTCCTATAGCCGGATATAAATTTGTACATAGCGTACCATCAAAATCCACTGCAATAATATTCTGTTTCATTTTTACTTATCCTCCTTAATAATCCCGATAAATTCCACGCGCTCTTCTGCCATGCTTACAAAATATCTTTTTCCTTTATAATCGACGATATCCCCCTCGTACTTATAGTTCTTGTCCGGCTCTGAAGCATACGCCAAGATATTTATTTTTGTCGTTCTGTTCATGACTCATCCTTACCTTCACATTTTCGCTTCATATCATTAGGAATATCTTCCTCTCCGTACATACAGTTATCAATTTCCCCAAAATAATATGGACATCCATTGCATTTATCGTAGTTGTTCGTCATTTTGTACTCTCCTTCTTTGTTACCAGTTTTTCATAAAGTTCTCTAGCTTCATCTCCATCGAAAGCATTGATAATATCAATAGACTGATTCATTCGTTTTCTTCCCACAACCATTACTCCAGTGTCGTTTATGTTTGAAAAATCAACACTAACTAAGATACTATCTACCATTTTCAGCCTCCTTCCAGTAAATAGGTTTATCCGAATTGGCATTCATAGGTTCAGCCAAACAGTCGTTACACGGATCAAATTTTTCTTTGAGATCCTTATACTCACAGGTTTTGCAATATGTCTTGAAATCAACCTCTTTGTAAATATATTCCATAAGTCATTTCTCTTCCTTTAAAGCTACATATATTATTCCTCTCACAATTTTTCTAAATGGATGTACTTCAGAATCAAAGGATTCGACTTTTATATAAGGAATAAGCAATTTTGCAAATTCACATGCCATTTCAGGTTTATGGCATTCGATTACTTTGGTCAAGTCTTCTTCTGTCATACTGGTAATGTTTAATTCTCGTTCTACTGCCAGCTTTTTAATATCCAATCTCTCCACATGAATTTCCGTCCGGTCCATTAGTATGCC